CCAAGTGATACGACACATGCGTGAAGAATTCTAAGCCAAGTCTCTAAAGACAAAAATATATAACTTAATGTGAAACAAAAATATTATTATAGTAACAAATGTTGCGGTTACTGCGCTATCAATGCCGAAACATCTGGCAATGGATAGGGAGCTGGTGTTGGAATGGAAAATCGCGGAAAACCTGCGAAAACTCCCATTCTGGTTTCGTCGGCAAATGCGTAGCTAAAGCATATGCGACCGTTCATATTTGCGCTGTTAGAACAGTTGCAGAACGTAGCAACCAGTTCTTGGTAAAAGTATTGGTCTTGATCAAAATAACTGATACCACCAGCTTGTTCATCCGCTCGATACATAAGCAGGGAATGGTAAATACTTTGAAATGGCACCTGGAATTCTCCCACTTGCGTGTTTGAAAACCTAACAAGGGCAGGGCGATTAAAACTATAATTGCCATTACTCAAAGATGAATATGTCACACCCTGTGCAGTAGGTGTGGCTGCTGTACCTTGTGGCGGTGGCTGTTGATTGGCTGTTATAAAACCATGCCACATTGCGACGTTACCAGAATCATTTGAAAAATGAGCGGTAACTTTGTAATTCATTGGTCCACGGAAAAGCCTAAATGTTGTTGACAATAAGTAAAATAAGCCATCAATCGTACCAGATATAGTATAATTGTTAATTTCATCTGTTGACGGACCTACTGAAACTTGATAAGACGGACCCAACTGATATCTCTTCATCATCTCACGAAAATTGGTGTATTTTTCTCCGAAATGTGGTGGATCAACGTCGTGAGTATATAACGAATCCCTTCCAAGTGTGATAACTCCCGAATCACTTTTAGGTGCTGTGTTCATATCTCCACTCTCTTTAACTGCAAAATCATAACTACTCTCACTGTCTTCTCTCTTAATTTCTCTCGATGGTGGTGCACGATAAGCGGTTTTAAGAAAACCTCCACAAAGTGATAAAGTGTTTAATTCAAAATCGTCACCCGCACTAACAAAAACATTGACATCAACATTAGACGTAACATTGCTAGGATTTTTAAGTGGTACTGACACACTAACATTAAACATACCTAAGATAAAATCTGCTGCTCTCAATGTATTAAAAGGTTCACCGTCTGTTAATGAAATAGCCTCTCCGCACCAAACTCTCTTCCATGGTATATCACTCAAATATGGTATTCTAACCATAACGGTGTTATTGGTGTTCCTTATGGTTTGCGAGTTCACATATTGTGACACCATTGTTGGGTAATCTGTAGGAGTCGTTGTAATAGCCGGGTGGTTTGAAAAATCAAGTCTTCCCTCGTGAAACGGAGTGCCAACAATTTGAAATTCAAACACTATACTGCCTCGCCAATATGTAAACATTGATGCTATTGTACCAATTATCGTTGCATCGAATTCTGTTGATGAATCTCTTTTCAAAACGTGCGTCGGTGATACTAAAGTGGAAAATAACACAGTACCAACAGGCGCTGTTGCTGCCCAGTTAAATGTAGTCAAATAATTTTTCTTCTTAAGTAAAAATGCTAAATCCATTTCATCACCGAAATTTCCAAATTGGTCACCCGTAAGATACTGTGCGGATGGTTCCAAAGCCAATCTTTCCAAATTTTCAATACCTCGACTATTTGACATATATTGTGCATCTTTGACTATTATCGGAGGTGGAATTTGTGTGACCGCAACCTTGTCTAAATCACACAACGCACCCAC